CCTTCCATATCTCCCCCCGTGCCTAAATACATGCAGCTTCCGAATTTGTATGCACCATTTTTCATACATTCTACGGAAGCTTCGTGTGAGGCTTTTAAGTTATTAAACATACCAATCTCCTCCATAACCATTACAGCAGGACGTGTACCGTTGGCAGCAAAAGCATTGTCTTTGAATGTACGGTGTTTAATCTTTGATTTAGATCCCATAACCTTCCAGGTACCACCCATTTTCTTTTTATACTCAGCAACCACTTCTTTACCAGAATACCAGCTACCCCCGTATTGTTTTGCAAATGGTGATGGATAAAACTTATCACCTATCTCTATACCCCCAGGTAAATTATCTAAACCAAATTGTGTTTTCTTTAATATATCTCCTGAATACTTTGCGTCTCCTGCACCTACAACTATTTCTGTAGATGGTACATTTTTTAAAGAGTCAGGATCATAAGACTTTAGCCCGTCAAATACAAACTCATGTCCTGCTACACCACCAGCAACAGAATATGATTTACCAAATCCACGGCTACCCATCATCATAAAGTTTTTAGCTTCATTCTCAAATAAGGGTCTCCCCATATTCTTTGGCCACACCTTTCTCAAATAATCTCTTGCAGGTATGTAGTTAGGTTGCCCTTGATAATCTCTGTTGCAAGTATGTTCTGTATCGTCTGCAAATCCTGAAAATCCACGCGCTTCTACCCAGTTATAAAAAAACTCCCATTCCAAATCTCTAAGAAATGGTTTACCAGGAGTTTTTGTTTTAGAGTGAGCGGTTTTATTTAGTAATATAGTCCAGTAGTTTACATAAAAATATAAATTACCTGGCATCCATACTCCACCAATCCAGCACCCTTCAACGCATCTTTTTTTCTCTTCTCTCCAGAACAAAAGATATTCTTCACTTGAAGGATGTAGTTTTGGTATTTCTTTAAGTATAAAAGCCTCGTTACTAATCATATCAATCCTTTCTCGGATGCAGATTCTTCTGCTCCACCTTTTGTAGAACCTTCGTTATTTTCTTTATCCACGAGTTTAAGAAGACGTTCATAATCCTCAAACAGTTTAACATTTGTTTTAAGTAATCCTTCAATAGTATCTGCATTATCTTCATAAGTAAGTGTATCTAAATACAATGTTTTTTCATCCATCTTTTTATTCCATACCATTAGCTGTCGCTTGGCTGGACTTATCAAAGATCTTTCATAAAATACAGTCGCTTCTTTGTAGGCACCCCAATCAAACTTTTTATCTTTTAAATAATCTTTTGCTATCATATCTTTTCTATTAGAATAAGATATATTTGAAAATTTAGAATCAGGGTCTACTAAAAGCGCAATAGCCCACATTATCTGTGAGCTCTTGCTTTTATTCTTGCTTCTATCATCTTTATATATAGAAGCAAAAGGGAGGGGGACTTTAAGTTGAGGATGTACTTTCCAAAAGTTTACATCCGTATCAAAACTATCTAATAACATTAAACAGGTGCTACTTCTATATCTTGGTTACTTGTTTTAACAATACCTAGAACATCAAACATATTCATTTGAAAATATTCTATACCATCCACCATAACCATAAATCCTTGGCCTTTTGGTATTACAGTGTCTCCAACTTTTACATTTTTAACTTCTCGGCTAACTGCTACTACTTTAGCATGCCCATCTCTTTTATCTCTCTCTTCTTTTAACATAGACTCGGATTTAATAATTCCGCTCTCTGTCTCCTTCGCCACATCTGGCATTTCCACAACAATGTGTGATCCTAAAGGTTCATAATTAATCATAGTTACCATTTTTTAAGTGGGCAGTGTGATTGCATTGATCTTGTTTTAGCAATCAGTGGACACCCACATTTTGTACATCTGTTTTTTACATTAAATTCACAATTTGAACATATGCTAGCTCTGGCTTTTGCTATCTTTTCAATATGCTCGTTAGGGAAAACAACATTCTTCCATCCGTTTAGGATTTCAGACATTTTTGCTGCTGCTCCCTTTTTTTCCTCTTCTGCCATTTTTATAATATTTAAATCTATTCTTTTTTACAGTAAACATTCCAAGATGTTTTATTCTAGTGGACTCAAAATCCCCGTCTTCTATAATATTTTTAAGTAAACTAAACTGAGATTTTATTATAAGCTCAGTTTTAAATTCACTTAACTTATATTTCTTAGCTAACTTTTTTATTAACTTGTCCACTCTATCTTGTAAGTTACCTCTATATTCTGATCTTTTATATTCTCAAGAATACTAGAGTTTATCTTTCTATCTACTATCATTTTCTTTTTACGAAGCATTGTAATATGATTATTAAAAGATGCTTCAGACATACCAATAGATTTTCTTACCATCTTTCTAACTGGAGTAGAAAGAAGTAGTTTGTCTATATCTTGTCTATCTTTATTTTTATACCATATAGATAAAAAACTTGAAAGTACTTCAATCTCTTTATCCTTTAGTTTTAAAACAGGATTAAGAATTTGTAAGTAAGCTTTTAAAGACTGTGATATATTTGATTTAATTGGTATTATCATGCACCAAATATAATAAAATTAATTATAATGTAACATGTCTATAATTTCTTTTCTATAATCTGCGCACTTTATAAGCTTATACGTGTCATTCTTTTCATTAAACCAGACTATAAAACAATCTTTTATTTTAAGGTTTGTTTCATACTCAATTATGTATCTGTATAAGGAAAGTTGTAATGAGTATGTAGAAAATTCACACTCGTCTAGGTGAGATACAGGACCAAGCATCTTTTTTTGGTACCTGCTTTTGTAATTCATTCTTTTGTTTGTCTTCCAGTCAAATATAACCAGCCCTCCAAGAGTATTTGAATAGTATAGCTGGTCAACCATACCGCATATCCCAAGATCGCGAGAACCAACGCACAACTCAGAGCGAATAGGTATAAGATTTTCTTTTGATTCTTCATAAAATTCTAAAAAGTAGGATTCAATTTTGTTGTACGCCTTTATATCTATATCAAAGTCATACATTACATTAGTGAGTATCTTATTATTAATGTAGTTTTCTGCAAATGCGTGAAATTTACTACCTTTATTACATGCACGTAAACTAATCGAATCCCACTTATCTAGAATGTCCTGCAGTTTTACATTTTCTTTTTCTGCAGAACGTGCTGCCCAAAAGTCTCTCTCAAAAGTTTCTTTGAATTGTCCAATGAATGTGGTTACAGATATAGCTTCCTGCCCCCCGACAGTATATGTGTGTCCCTTCTCCGTAAACACCACACCATTGAACTTGTTTAATTCCGTGAATAAATGCATAGCATCAATCCTCTTCTCCTTCTCCTTCATATTCACAATCTTCTTCTATTGTAGAATCCGTTATCCAGGATTCCCATATTATCTTTGCTTGCTCTCTTGGATCTGTCATATCTCACACTTAATTATTAAAAGAAAAGTGGCCAAAAGAAAACCAAATTGAAACGCCACTAATTTTTCAATTGGGAGAGTCATTGCTGGTTCAACTCTCAAACATCAAACGAAGATACTTGTCTGTTCCAACAGTCGTCTCTGACTGAAGTGCTAGTTCGGTAACCCAGGAGGCAAACGTACAAAAAATTTTTTATAAAAAAAAGACCCCTCTAAAAAAAGAGGGGCTTTTAACCAAACCAATTGAAAAAACTTATCAATCAAAACACGGGCTCTAAGGTAATAATTTATTTTTAGAAAAAAAATTTTCTGCAAAAATGAGATTGTAGACCTCCTATCCTGCTACCCCTACCAAGTTTTGGTCGGATCAAACACCCCCGTGGGTGTTAGTCTCCAACCAACTGTGAAAGGCAGTAACAGTTATGCTAGCTGTTGCTGCTATATTTATTAACCCTAAATCTATAAATTATGGGAAATGTAGCAAACGGAGCAAAGACTCCAAAGTCAATTAGTAAAGCTGCTAACAAAGTAGCTCAACTTGCTAAACAGTCTGCGGAGTCAGCTGTTCGTGATTACAATGTCAACAAGCTTGGTGTAAGAGCAGAACTCGATGAGTTCTTTCGTGTGACTAAGATCGTAGAATCAGATAACTCTGAGTATGTGATCTTGCATCTGAAAGAGGGCTCAAAGAAACATTCATTGGATGCATTCAGAGTGACTGTGCCTGTTAAAGTATCTGAGTTAGATGATACTTATGTGGGTACTACATACCTCAATAAAGGTATGACAATCGATGATGTAGATGAAGATGGATATGTAACACTAGGTTCTTTGGAAGGACAAATAGGTAACGACAAACTAGATCAACCATACTTTGTGTATGGCTTTCAAGTTCTACGTTACTTTGTCACAGAGAAGCCTACTGAGAAGTGGTCTGCTGTTAACATTGTTGACGATGCTGGCAAGATATTACACGAAGGAGTGTACCTGAAGAAGCGTTTAGTGCGTGCTGACGGTAGCGCTGTAGAGTAATAGCTAATTAAGGGATGTACTATGTACGTCCCTTTTTTTAATCTCACCGTTGACACCTACTAATCTTTGGCGGGACCGTATTGGTTGGACTTTATGTCCTTAATCTCGCCACTAACACCTACTAAACATTGGCAACGACAACTAATTACATCGTTGTGCAAGTTTAGTTGCTTACCAGCTATAAAACCCACAAAAACATAACAAATCAAATTGTAATCAAACTTACTTGATTATAATATATAGCTAAATCACAATAAGTACAACTTAGTGAAAGCCGTGCAATTATGTTCTGTTTAAGAACTATATCGGTGAATGTTGTACTTATTTACAATTTACATCACACACTGAACTATGCTAGGTGTGGGCTAAGAAATTAGTTTTGAATAGCAAACCTATGAGCTTTGAAACTTGAGAGAGTGGAGCTGTTAAATAGGTATAAAGCATATGGTACAAGTGCAGGTTCGATTCCTGCATGCTTTACTATAATAAAAGAAGCACCGAAGATAGCACACGCTTAGGTGTTATTCTTTTGTTATTACTCTGAATCAATTTATTAATTTAAACAACAAGTAAAATGCTAGACAGCAAAACAACAACCGAAGTAAGAGTAGACCAAATCCTTTCAACACGTAATCCAGATGTATTTACGTTGGTTCTGAGACAAGAAATTAAGAAACCTGAAACATCAGGGGACCTTGGGTTCTTTATGCCAGGCCTTGTAGGTTCTAATATAGAGAAACGCGTTGCATTCCGTAATGTAGATAGTACGTTCATCGAACAGTATGACATCTTCGAGTCTGAGAATGACAACATATGTTTCTTTGCAGACCAGATTGCAAATGTTAAAGGTGATGCAGTAAGCTGTAAGATAGTCATTCAAGAAACACATGACCAAAGAACTTGGGACGGTGGTGAACAACTACCTAAAGTGAATCCTAAGACAGGTGATGTGCTTACAAAGAATGGTAATCCAATCTATCGTAATACTTGGGTTACATTTGATGTGACTGAAGAAGACACTTACATCATGCATGACAAAGTTGGAGTTAAAGTGAGTGCTCCAGCAGAATCAACTGTAATTCCTCACTAATCCCTTAATTAGCTATGAATAGGTAGTATTATGCTACCTATTCTTTTTATTAACTTTTAATTCCTAGCGATCATGATAACGCTTACATTAATTATTGCAATCATTGCTGGTATGTTATCAGCATACACATTCCTTTCAACATTAGCTCTTAACGATAGACTAATTGATGCTGAACAGGGGATCAAAGAATGCGCTACGCGCACTACTACCAACAAACTTCATCTTAATACTTTGGATAACAAAGTAGATAAGCCAAAAGCTAAGAGAGGTAGACCAAAGAAGAATGTTAAACCCAAGCTTGAAAACCAGTTAAATGGAAAGCAATAAGGAGTTTATATCTCGTATGACGCTGATGATCAACGAGTTACCAGAGCATAAGAGGCGTGATTATTTCACGCTTCTTCCTTTTTTGGACTTTCAATTAACTATGCGAGATAACTTGTTTATTACAGAATTATTTGATAAACTTGATCTCCATTTACTAAATAAAATAGATTGGTATGGTAGAGCAAAACTTAAACAAGAAATCAGAGAGGAACTTAGAAGTTTCTGTAAAGCAAGTCAATATTCTTTCACGTTTCATGACAATAACGAAAAGCAAATGCAACAAGTTATGGACAGTAAGACAGATAGATAGTATATTAAGAACCTTAAATAAAAATCTCAATGATAAAGTTCGTAGGAAATCCAAGACTTCTTAATTGTTGTGAGGCTGTAACAATACAAGAAGTTGTAGACTACTGTAATAGTATAGATACTATTGCTGTGGATACAGAGACAACGGGTCTTAATCATATAGATGATAAAATGATTATGCTACAGATTGGTGATGATAAACAACAGTTTGTTATTGATACCAGGTGCATAGACATAGAACCATTGAGGCATATACTTGAGGGTGATAAGGTAAAAATATTGCACAATGTTAAGTTTGATTATAAGTTCTTGAGACAATATAATATAAGACTTAATAATGTGTGGGATACTATGCTAACTTCACAAGTTATACATTGTGGTAAAGAGATGTCACATAGTTTGAACAATGTTCTTGAGAGAGAACTAGATATAACTATGGACAAGTCTGTTAGATCTAACTTTATTAATAAAGGTAGTGATGAGTTTACAGAATCTGAGATAGTATATGGTGCTAAAGATGTAGAATATCTTATACAACTGCATCATAGTCAATCAGTTACAGTGATACAGCATAATCTTATACAAATCACTGAGCTTGAGAACAAAGCTGCGCTAGCGTATGCAGACATCGAGTACAATGGTATTGGTTTGGATAAAAGTAACTGGCTTAAACTTGCAGAGCAAGCAGCTAATGATGTCAGACTTATATCTATTGCACTAGATGCATACATAGAATCTAATCCAAAACTTAATAAGTTTGTAGATGACTATGTGCAAGGTGATTTATTTATGTCTATAGAAGAGTTGAGAAAAGTAAATGTTAAATGGTCTTCACCAAAACAAGTGCTTGATGTATTTAGGACATATGGTTTAAATGTAGAGGATGTAAATGCTAAAAACTTACATATTTACAGTAAAGATCCTTTTATTAAAACATATATTAAATACAAAGAACAGGCCAAACTAGCTACTAGTTATGGTGATAAGTTCCTTGAGAATGTAGATAGTGACGGTAGAATCCGTACAAGCTTCAAACAAATACTAAATACAGGTAGGGTTGCATCAGGTAAGCCTAACATGCAACAGATACCTGCAGATAATGATTATCGTAACTGTTTTATCAGTGGTTATGATGATTGGGTATTTGTATCAGGCGACTACAGCTCACAGGAGCTATGTATTATAGCCACAGGGAGTAAAGATCCCGTGTGGATTAAAGCGCTAGAAGACGGAGAAGATCTTCATAGCGTGTGTGCAGATTTAGTTTATGGTAGAGAGTGGTATGAAGCCGCTGAAGAGGACTGTGCTTATTTTGTAGGCAATGCCAAACAAAAATGCAATTGTCCTAGACATAAAAAGCTGCGCACAAATGTAAAAAGTATAAACTTCGGTTTAGCCTATGGTATGGGCCCACACAAACTAGCTGATACATTGCTTATTAGTATCAAAGAGGCAGAGAGATTAATTGAGAAATACTTTACAGCATTTCCTGCAATTAAACACTTTCTTGAGTCACTTGGTAACTACGGTAAGCAGAATGGACATATTAAAACATATGCACCATATCGTCGTATTAGGTGGTTTGATGCGTGGGATGGAGACAGGACAGATAAGGCTATGATGGGTAAGATAGAGCGTGCTAGCAAGAATACACCTATACAAGGTAGTGGTGCTGACATGTGTAAGTCTGCACTTGTTATGGTGCGTGATCATATCTATCACAATAACTTACCTGTTAAACTAGTGATGACAGTCCATGATCAGATTGATACTATTGTACATAAAAGCTATGCAGACACATGGCGGTACACATTGCAAGATATTATGGAGACATCAACACTAGATATTATACCATCAGGGTTATTAAAAGCAGAGACAGAAATATCAACAGTATGGAAAAAGTAAGTAGTAGAACAGAGAGGCAGCTTGAGATAGTTCAGAAGTTTGCTGATAATAAAGGTAGAGGCACATTGCTAGCAGCTACAGGTTTTGGTAAAACATTTACAGCTGTAATGGTTATACTTAGGATGATTAAATCTAGGCCTGATTGTAAAATTATAGTTGTTGTGCCTACAATTAATCTAAAGAATCAGTGGAAGAAACAGCTCAAGCGGTACAAAGCAGCGAAGAACTGTGAAGTTCTTGTTATTAATACTGCATACAAGACTAAGACTACGTGTGATCTACTAATATGTGACGAGATACATGCGTATGGCGCAGAACAATTCATAAAAGTATTTGATAAAATATCTTATGAATTTATTTTTGGTCTTACAGCTACAATAGAGCGTTCAGATGGTATGCACGAAGTGCTACTAGAATATGCACCTGTTATTGATGAGGTACCTATTGACGAGTGTCATGCAAATGGGTGGGTTAGTGATTACCTTGTGTATAATCTAGCTGTGCCTATGTATGATGACGAGCAAGAAGACTATGACAAAGCCAATAAGCAGTTTAGATATGCTGCAGGTAGGCTAGGTTTTGGCGGTGCACAATCATTTAACAATGCACGTAAATATCTTACAGACAAGAGTGCTGATCCTGCAATGCGTGCTGTTGCAGCTGTATATTATAACTCTATGCGTAAGCGTGGTGATATATGTAAAAACTCTCAAGCTAAGATACCTGTTATCAAACAGTTGCTTGAGAAGTTTGATGACCGTAAAGCTCTGCTGTTCAGTGCATCTACAGATTTTGCAGATGCTGTACAAGAAGAGTTAGGTGATATGTGTCTTAGCTTTCACAGCAAACGCAGCAAGAAAGAACAAGTAGAGATACTTAAAAAGTTCAAGGACAATAGAACTAAGCAGCGTGTAATCAGTAGTGTCAAAGCTTTAAATGCAGGTTTTGATGTACCTGATTGTTCTTTAGGTATTGTAGCTGCAGGTAATTCTAAGAAATTAGATAACATACAACGTAC